GTATAAGATTTCACGTTGATAATTAATTAATAGAATATAGAATGGAGGATTGATGGCACTAAAAGCTATTGTTGAAACTAAAGAAGAAATACCAGAAGGTGCAGAATCTTTTTACGAAGAAGTAGAAGGAAAGTATCATTTGGCTGTTGAAGGATTTACCGAAAAAGGTAAGCTGGATGAGTTCAGGAATTCCAATATCGAATTACGCCAACAGTTGGATGAAGCAACTGTCAAGATGGATTCTTTCAAAGGAATTGACCCAGTAAGTGCAAGAGAAGCATTGAGTAAGATGCAACAGGTTGAAAATAAAGAACTGATTGATAAAGGTCAGTTTGATGAGTTACTTGCAAAGCAGGAGTCGGAATATGGTGGCAAGATTGATGCACTACAGAAGCGTGCAACCGAACAGGAAAACAGTGCAAAGAAGTATAAGGATGAGCTTGAAACGTACAGGGTTACATCTGCAATCCAGACAGCAGTCAATGAAGCAGGAACACCGCAATCATCAGCAGTCGCAGACATTCTTGCAAGAGCAAAGAATTCTTGGAGTATTGATGACAAAGGAAATCTCTTTTGTGTTGACTCCTCTGGAAAAGCACGCTACTCTGAAAATGGTACTCAATATTTGAGTCCACAAGAATGGTCGAAGGAGTTAATAGCTAATGCTCCTCACCTTTTCGTTTCCTCTACTGGTAGCGGTGCTAACGGTAGTGGGGAATTGGGAGGCAAAGGTACTGGTACAAATCCTTGGAAGAAAGACAATCTGAGTCTTACCAAACAAGGGGAGATTTACAAGGACAATCCAACACTTGCCAAACAACTAGCAGGGGAAGCTGGCGTAACATTGGATATTTAACCGAGTTCAAATTCCTCAGAGAATAGCGGTGCTGTTCTCAACCTTATCTAACTAAATGCAATCGTCTGGATCGGAGTGAAAGGCGATAAAGTTGCGGTGCAACGAGCGAATACTTAACTTGTTGCATGGAGAAATAAAATGGCCGCAACAGCTATAGCAAATATAGTCGTACCTAAAATCTTTAGCCCTTATGTGGTTGAGAGAAGTACGACTCTTTCTAATATCCTCTCCTCTGGCATAGCCCAGAGAACACCTGCTTTCGATGAGATGGCAGGAGCAAAAGGCAAGCTCTTTGAGATGCCTTACTTCAATGACCTAACTGGCGATGCAGAAGTTCTCGCAGATGGTTCAGCCCTCACAATCAATAACATTACAGCAGAACAAGAAACAGCCGTAAAATTCATGCGTGGTAAAGCATGGGGTGCGACTGATTTGGCTGCCGCTGTAGCTGGTGAAGACATCATGGCATCAATAGGTGACATGGTAGCCGCATACTGGGCAAGGTCGGTTCAAACTACATTGATGAATATTATCGGTGCTTTGTTCCATGACAGTGCTGGTTCAATTTGGTCAACTCATGTGAATGATCAAGGGTCAACCGACATCACAAGTTCATTCGTAGTTGATACGATGCAACTGCTTGGTGATAACGCAAGCTCTCTCACGACAATGATTGTCCATTCTGCAACGTATGCAAAGTTGCAAAAGGATAGTCTGATTGACTTTGTTCGTGATGCAGATAACAACATAATGTTCTCAACATACTTAGGCAAGAGACTGATTGTAGACGATGGTTGTGCTACTTCAGGGTCAGGTGGAACTACCGAACATAGAAGTTATATCTTCGGAGATGGTGCATTTGCTTATGGTGTGGGTTCTATTGATAATGCAACTGAAGTGGATAGAGACACCTTGAAAGGTGAGGACATCCTTATTAATCGTCAGCATTTCATTCTTCATCCTCGTGGATTGAAATTCGTTGGTGCGGTTGCTGGTGCTTCACCTACCGATGGTGAGGTTGGTGCAGGAGCAGATTGGACTCAAGTTTGGGATGACCAGAATATCAAGATGGTTTGTCTTATAGCTGGAGTGTAATCATAAACCGATAAGGGCAAGTTAGCGATTCCAAACGTACTAAATGGATTTTAACCATGGGTTATCGCTACTTGCTCTTGTCTTATCAAAGGAGAATTTATGAGTAGAGCTAGTTTTACTGATCCGGCACCAGAGCCGAAGAAAAAGAAAAAGAAAGATGATGGTAAATCCTCCGACAAAAAAGAGGAGGAATAAATGGCGTTGGTCACGACCATATCGGGAACGACCAGCGACAGTTATGCCACACTAGCCGAAGCCGATTCACTTCTTGCGGATCGGCAATGGTTTAGTGCAACTTGGGATGCGTTTTCCGATTCAGTTAAAGAAAAGTGGTTGAGAGAAGCAACACGTTCTCTTGATCGGTTACACCCTTGGCGTGGTGATTTGTCGGAAGACAATCAACGCCTGTCCTTCCCTAGAGATATTGGTGATGCTACCACATATCCTTCCGATGAAATGCACAGGAATATCAAGGAAGCTCAGATTGAGTTGGCAGTCTTGTTACAGTCAAAACAGGATTCAACTTCTGGTGATATTGAGTATCGTACTGAAACAGCAGTTGGTGCATTGTCTGGAACAGTTTCGGTGAACTACCAGAAAAGGTCTGATGCAGGAGGATTGCAACGAACACAAGGTGGAAACATTGCATCAGTAAATGCCTTGATGCGACCTTGGGTTAGTCAACCTTTCCTAAAGAGATAAAGGATGGGTTTAAATACAGTTGCTTCAAATCTCATTTCAAAGACTTTTGCTAATACTCTAGTCTCAGGTCTTACTCTTTCGCAGAGTGCAACTTGGGTTAAGAGACCAGCAGGAACTTATGCACCATTAACAGGTGTAATGACACAGACGGAATCTAATGTCTCCATTGATGCAGTTGAACTGGCATATACTACATCGGAAATTCTGGCTTCTGGTGGATCAATCCGAAATATGGATAGAAGAATCATGGTCAAGCCAGTCACAGGTTTGGACATCGAAGATAGTGCTGGTGATTCAATCACTATTGGCAGTCGGACTTATAATGTGCTGTCTGTTAGCAGGAGCTTGCTTGGCACTACTGAATTGGTTTGGGATTGCCAATGCAGATGACAATAAAGATGGAAGGCGATGTCAACCGAAAGGATATTGACAAGTGGTTTCGTGTTATTACTTTGGGTTTGTACCGAGATGTGATTATTGGCACACCAGTTGACACAGGCAGAGCAAGAGCAAACTGGCAACTGGCGATCGGGACTGCTCCTTCATCAGTATTGAATAAAACTGACAAAGGTAGGCAGAAAAGTGATTCTGGTGCATCTGGTTCTGAAGTCAGAAAAGCAAACCAAAAGATGGGAGTGCGTAAAGCTGGTAGATCAGTTTTCATTGCAAACAATCTTGGTTACATTGGTGCGCTTGAAGATGGTCATAGTAAGCAGAATTCAAAATGGGTTGAAAATGCGATGAAACGAGCAGAAGCACGAATAGTGACAGTTGGTAAGCTGTAATTAAGTCTCAGATCGCTCCCTAACGAAAGAAAAAGGTATCACAGGTATCAAAGGTCACGTTAAATGGCAACACCATCACAGGCAATCTCTAAGCACTTTTCTGATAATTGGAGTCACACAGCAATTTCGTGGGCAAACTTCAATGCGTTCTTTGATGCAGGAAAGACAAGATCGGGATATACCAACAATGAACTTTGGGTTGAGCCAAAAGTTGAGTTTGTAGATTCCTTTGGTCAGATGGGTAATCCAACTGCATTTGCAAAGAATGTTGAACACTATTTGTTTCAAGTAAATATTGTTGGAAAGCGAGACTCTGGAACAAGTAACTTTGCGGCAAGGTCTGCAAACTTGGTTACGCTGTATAACAGAACCATCTTTACTCAGGATTCAGTTAAGTTCTATTTCAGGGAAGCAGAAGTCCACGATGGGTTTGTCCGTGAAGATGATTATTGGAATGTTCCTGTCATGGCTTTATTTGGAGTGTCCGTTTAATGGCAGATCATTTAAGAAACCAGATTAGAGACAGGGCTGTTGTTGCAGTTACTTCGCTTTCAACAACTGGTGCAAATGTGTATCAGACACCATTGCTGACACCAGAGGAACAGACACTTCCTGCACTTGTTGTTTATATTGATTCTGAGGTTTCATCAGAAGAAGCAACGATGGGCAATATCTTGCGTGAATGTGTCCTGCATATTGATGGATATGTTGAAGCAAGTGCAACTGTTCTGGATACGCTGGATTTAATAAGTAAGGAAGTTGAAATTGCAATGGAGACAACAGGTATAGTCACTTCAGGTGGTGCAAATCTGGTACAAAAGCATCACATAATATCAACTGATATTGAACTGATGACAACAGAATCAAGACCATTGGGGATTGTCTCAATGTCTTATTTAGTCCAGTATCGGACATCATTTATAGCACCAGACGTGGTGACTTAGAAAGGAAGAAATGAAAGTTAAGTTGAAAAAGAATTGCAATGTTGCAGAGCATGGATTGTTGGGTTCTGCTGGTGATAACATCCATGT